GCTGCTTTATATTGGGCTTCGGGTGGCAAACAAGTTATAGATGAAACACAGAAAGACGCTGCTGCGTTTGGTGTAAAAATCGAGGAGCAACCAAAAGAAGAAGACGAATTTGAAGTGTTTGATGAGAATTGGGAGATTGTTAATATGTTCCTTCGTTGTCAAACACAATGGAATATGTCTTTTGGAGGTGTAGTAGGGTTAAAATATGAGGTATTATTACTTGAAGGAGGTCTGTTTGACCTCTATCATGTAGATAACCGACAAGAAATGCTCGCAGGTTTACAACTAATGGAAGCGACTGCTGTTAAAAAAATTAATAGTAAGGAGCAGCAGTAAATGGCTACCGAAGTTAATACCGTAAAAATTAGTATAAAGACTTTTGGTAATGATGAGCTAAAAAAGTTAAATGCCACGTTTGGCAAAATAAATAAAACTCTTGTTTTAAATAAAAAAAGTTTAAACGATACAGTTGCTAGTATTTTACGAGTAGATAAAAGAGCTAAAAGTTTTAATGGTGGATTAGCTAAAAGTAATAAAATTATTAGAGAACAAATAGAAGCCTTTAAAGTCTTAAGAGATCAGGTTGATAAAGGTGGTGCGTCATACAGTCGTTTTACAAACGAAATAAACAAATTAAATGCAAGCTTAAGAATACAGCCGGGGCAGCAATATGCTAGTGCTTCTATGGTTGGGCCTTTCCAAGACACCAGAGGTAGGTTTGCAAAATTAAGAGATAGATTTGTTAATGCTGGTAAAAATATGGGTGTTGGTCAAAGAGCAGCACTTGGGGCAATAGCTGGATCAGGAGTAGCTGGAAATTTAGGTGCGGTTGGTTCTTTTGGTTTATCTGGAGCAGCAGTTGGAGGGCCAGTTGGGGCTGCTGTTGGTGTTGGATTGGGAGCAGTTGCAGAGGGTATTGGATTTGCAGGTGAAGCAGCAACATACGCTTCAGAAATTAAAAAGCTACAGATCGCATTAAAAGGTGTAACTAAAGATCAAAAAACCTTTGAAAAAGGTTTAGCTGTAATTAAGAAAACCTCTAAAGATTTAAACGTACCAATAGCAGCATCCACCAAACAGTTTACGACCTTATCTGCTTCTGTCTTGGGTGCTGGTGGAACTATAGAAGATGCAGAATTAGTATTTACTGGAGTTTCAAACGCTATTAAAGCAACTGGTGGTAGCGCAGATGATGTGCAATCTGCGATACGAGCCATGTCGCAGATCTTTGGTAAAGGTAAGGTGTCGGCTGAAGAATTACAAGGCCAGCTTGGAGAGAGATTGGCTGGCGCAGTTGTGAAATTTGCTGAAGCTAATGGTAGTAGCTTGGCAAAATTACAAAAAGATTTGAGAGATGGAACTGTCGGATTAGATCAGGTTATCAAGTTTGCTCAGAAGTTAAATATTGACTTTGGAGATACAGCAAGAAAGGTTGCTAATTCATCTGCTGATGCAGGGGCAAGATTGAAAGTGCAGATGGATAATATGAAACTTGCTGTAGGTGAGGCTGTACTGCCAATAGGTGCTGCTTTCCAATCTACCTTCTCAGACATTGTTAAAGGTATTACTGAAAGCGAGGAAACAATGGAAGGAATTGTAGGAACTTTTAAAGCTATAGGTGCTGCTGCGTTTGCTACTTTTTCTGCTATTAGATTTTTGACTAGAGCTTTTGTTGACTTAATTAAAATTACTTATCAGTTACAACAATTAAATTTTGTTGAGGCATTTAAAATAGCAGATAAAGGAATACGAGATACATCAGCAACAGCGATAAAAGATTTCAATAAACTTGGTGATATTTTTAAAACTAAAGAAGAAAGAGATCTTACTGCTCCTTACACAGTTAATGGTATTACTTATGATATGGCAACAGGAAAAATGATAAGTCAAAGTGCTGGAGGTTTACCAACATTAACAGAAGGCGATGATGCAAAGAGTATAGAAGCAGCAAAAAATAAAATAGTAGAACTAAAAAGAACAATAGAGATAAAAACAATAGAGGATGAAATTGAACAAAAAATTTTAGCTCGAAAATATAAATTTATTGATGCAATAAAAGAAGCACAAAAAATACAAGATGAAACAGATCAAGCTGAGTTTATAGCGTTAGCCACCAAAGATTTTAAGATAGATAAACAAAACATATTAAATGATGCTCTTGACACAGGAAAAGAAAAAGCTTTTTCGTTTAAAGAAGAATTAAGAAAAACAATCGAAACTGCAACTGATTTAACCACACAAGTTGGGAAAATAGGTTTAGATGCTGTAAATAAATTAGCTGATGGGTTTGCGGAACTTGCTGTATCTGGTAAAGCAAGTTTTGGAGATTTAGCAAGATCAATAATTAAAGATTTACAGAAAATGATTATTAAAGCATTATTCTTTAAAGCTATAACTAGATTTTTCCCCGGACTTGGCGATTTTCTGGGTCTTGAAAAAGGTGGAGTCGTAGATAGTGGTGAGGTTACTACAAATGCTAAAGGAAATATATTTAGTAAAAATAAAATTACAGGCTATAGGAAAGGAGATGTTTTTAATTCTCCTACCATGTTTAAATATGGTGGATCAAATTTAGGCATCTTAGGGGAAGCAGGGCCAGAAGGAATCCTCCCACTTAAGCGTGGTAAAGATGGAAAACTTGGAGTTATAGCTCAAGGTGGAGGTATTGGAAATATAGTTGTTAACGTAGATGCGACCAACTCTTCTGTTGAGGGAGATGAGCAAGGTGGCAGAGAACTTGGTCGTTTAATATCTGCTGCGATACAATCTGAATTAATACAACAGCAAAGGCCGGGAGGTCTATTAGCATAATGGCAACTTTTCCTTCTATTGACCCTAGCTATCCTGTAAAAAAGACATCAAAACCTAACACAAGAACAATAAAGTTTGGTGATGGATATGAACATAGGCTTCTGTTTGGATTAAATCAAAATCCAAAAGAATTTTCTCTTACTTGGAAAGATTTATCTGAAACTGATTCTGATACTATTGAAACTTTTTTAGATGCAAGAGCAAATGATGGTGATAGCTTTTCATACACTCCACCTAATGAGCCAAGTTCTATGCAATTTAAATGCTCTACTTGGTCAAAAGATATGAATTATTCTAATTTGGCAACTATAAACGCTACATTTATACAAGTATTTGAACCAATATCATAATGTCAGTAAACTCAGCAGTTTTTAGTAATTTACAGTCAATAAATCCATCGGCAATCATTGAGTTGTTTATTCTTGAATTAGATACAGATTTACATGGTGAGAATACAATATATAGATTTCATTCTGGAACTAACTTAAACGCAAATGGCAAAATAGTATGGGCAGGTAATGAATATCTTAGGTTTCCTATACAGGCAACAGGTTTTGCTTTTCAAAAAGGTCAATTACCTAGACCTAAAATATCTGTTAGTAATGCCACAGGATTAATTTCAGCAATACTTTTAAATGTAAATGAAACAACAACTGGAAATGATCTTACAGGAGCTAAAGTCACAAGAGTACGAACTTTAGCTAAATTCATTGATGCTGTTAATTTTGCTGATGGAACAAATGCAACTGCTGATCCTTCAGCAGAATTTCCAAAAGAAATATATTCAATAGATCGTAAATCGACAGAAACAAGAGATCTTGTTGAATTTGAACTTGCTGCACCTACAGATCTAGCAGGAATTAGGATTCCAAAACGTCAATGTACTAGATCACTCTTTCCCTCTATTGGTACTTTTGTAGGATGAATTGGAAAGATAAAGCATTACTTCATGCACAAGAACAAGACCCAAAAGAATCTTGTGGTTTACTTCTAAATGTAAAAGGTAAAGAACGATATTACCCATGTCGTAATCTTTCTATAACAGATCATCAATGTTTCATAATAGATCCAGAAGATTATGTAAAAGCAGATAATACAGGAGAGATTGTTGGAGTTGTGCATAGCCATCCAACGACACCACCTTCACCAAGTCAAGCAGATAAAATTAGTTGCGAAGATAGTAATTTGCCTTGGTATATAGTAAATCCAAAAACACAACAATGGTCATATTTAGAACCTTGTGGATATAAACCGCCCTTGTTAGGTCGTCAATGGGTTTGGGGTATAACTGATTGTTGGAGTTTGGTTAGAGATTGGTATAAACAAGAAAAAAATATAGATTTAAAAGATTGGGAAAGGCCAATAAAATTTGAAGAATTTTTAGATAATCCTTTGTTTGAAAGTTGTGCTTGGAGAACTGGATTTAGAGAATTAAGACCTGATGAAAAATTAGAGGATGGAGATGTTTTACTTATGAGCATTTTAAATCCGGGGTTAAATCATGTAGCATTATTTTTTGAAGGAGATGTTATTCATCATTTAACCGATAGACTATCTTGTAGAGAGCCGTACTCTGAATGGTTATTAAAATGTACTGGAAAGAGGTATCGCTATGCTTCGTAAATTAAAATTATATGGACAATTAGCAGAATTTATTGGACATAAAGAGTTCGAGGTAAAAGTTGATAATGTTTGTCAAGCAGTAAGTTTTTTAATACATAATTTTCCAGAAGTAGAATCTTATATGAGTCCAAAATATTATCAAGTTAAAGTTGGTGATTATGAGATTGATAAAGATGAATTAGCATATCCTATTGGTAAAGAAGATATACATTTTATTCCGTCTATTAGTGGTGCTGGTAGTGTTGGAAGAATTGTAGCTGGTGCTGCTTTAATAGGGTTAGCTTTTGCTACTGGAGGTGTAACAGGGGCAGCTTTTTTTAAAGGTGCTGGAGTTACAGGTTCTTTTGCTGCTGCTGGATTTGGAACACAAGCTTTGATAGTAGGAGGTGCTGCTTTGCTTTTAGGTGGTGTAACTGATTTACTTTTCCCTTTGCCAGAACCTCCTGATTTTGGATCTGAGGAAGACCCAAAATTATCATTTAATTTTAGTGGAGTACAAAATACATCAAGAGCAGGCACTCCTGTTCCAATAGTTTATGGTGAAATATTTACAGGAAGTGTTGTAATAAGTGCAGCGATTGACACTAATCAAGTAGACGTATGACTAACAATAATAAAATTATTAAGGGATCTGGTGGTAAACCTAAAGCACAGAAAGCTCCATATCGTGCGCCTGATACTTTACATAGTAGACAATTTGCTACTGTTCAAGACTTAATATCTGAAGGAGAGATTGAAGGCTTTGCTAGTGCATCAAAAGAAGGTCTAACCAAAGGAACTACAGCATATGAAAATGCAAGTTTAAAAGATGTTTTTCTTGATGACACTCCGATACTGCAACCAAATGCCTCAAGTGCAAATCCAAGTGATGAGCAATTTAATTTTAAAGATGTAATTTTTAAATCTAAGTTTGGAACTTCAAACCAAACAAAAATGAGTGGTATCCCTTCCGAAAGTAGGACACCGATTGGGGTTCAAGTAGAAGTTGAAAATGATGATTTAGCGACTACTTGGACAGCTATTACCACTCAGAATGACGATGGCACAGAGACAATAACTGGCAAAAACTATACAGTCAATCAAATAGTCAAATCTGGCAATAATGCAGCAAGTGATTTAATTGTTTTTAAATGCACAACGGCAGGACAAGCTGGCACAACTGAACCAACTGCTTTTTTAACTGCTACTGTTGGACAAACAATTACCGATGGTGGAGTTACATGGACTGCTCAAACTGTTGGCATAAGTGGTTCGGTGACTAGACAGATTACTAATACAGATGTTGATGCAGTTGTTGTAACTTTAACTTGGCCTCAAATTCAAGTTTTAGAAGATGATGGAGATATTAGAGGGGATACAGTCAAGTATGCAATTCAACTGCAACATGATTCTGGAGGATTTGTAACTAAAGTTGAAGCGTCTGTAAGCGGTAGAACTGCTGATGCCTACGCAAGAGATCATAGAATTGAATTAACAAGCGGTTTTACAACTGTAGATATAAGAGTTATTCGTATCACACCAGACAGTACAGACACGCAAAGAGTCAATCTTTTTCAGTTTACAAGCTTTCAAGAAGTAATAGACAACAATTCTACTTATCCAAATAGTGCTTATGTCGCACTTCGTTTAGATAGTAAACAGTTTAGTAATGTGCCTACAAGAAAATATCGGATTAGAGGTATAAAAGTAAGAATACCGGGAGCAGGTGCAAACAACTCTGGTACTCCTACGGTTGATATACAGACAGGCAGAATTGTTTATCCAAGTGGCTATATATTTAACGGAGTAATGGGTGCTGCTGTTTACACCAACTGCCCTGCTATGTGTTTGCTCGATTTGCTCACGAACACTAGGTATGGTCTGGGAGATCATGTAACAGATAGCAATTTAGATCTATTTAGTTTTGTAGCTGCCAGTAAATATGCCAATGAAGAAGTAGATGATGGAACAGGATCAGGAACTAAAGAAGCTAGATTTAGTTGCAATGTAAATATTCAAAGTCCTAAAGAAGCTTTTGCAGCAATCAATGAATTATCTGGTGTTATGAGATGTATGCCTATATGGTCTGCTGGTTCAATTACTATATCTCAAGACAAACCAACAACAGCAAGTTATTTATTTAATTTATCTAATGTAGGAGAAGCAGGTTTTGTTTACTCAGGTAGCAGTTTAAAACAACGACATTCTGTGGTATCTGTCAGTTACTTCAATATGGATTCTAAAGAAATAGATTTTGAAGTAGTTGAAGATGCAACGGCAATATCAAAACTTGGAACGATAGTAAAACAGGTAAAAGCATTTGCGTGTACATCTCGTAATCAAGCTGCAAGACTTGGGAGAGCAGTTCTTTTTGCTGAACAAAATGAGTCTGAAACAATTTCTTTTATAACTTCAATAGACGCAGGAGTCGTAGTAAGACCCGGATCTGTTATAGCAGTAAACGATCCAGTAAGGGCAGGAGCCAGAAGAGGTGGTCGAGTCGTATCGGCAACAACCACTCAGATAACGATTGATGCTGTTGCACAAACGACTTTACCACTATTAACTGACTCACCAACAATAAGTGTGATTTTAAGTGATGGAACTGTAGAAACAAAAAGTATAACTGCAATCTCAGGAGCAGCTATAGGTGTTGATTCTGCGTTTTCATCAGCACCACTACCAAATTCTCCATATCTCATATCAAGCACTACATTACAAACTCAGCTATTTAGAGTTATTCAAGTTACAGAAGAAGACGATTTTAGATATGCAATTTCAGCCTTATCTTACAGAGAAGGTAAATACGCATTTATTGAGGATGGAACTGCACTCCCCACCAGAACAATATCCCTGCTAAATGTAGCTGCACCTCCTCCAAGCTCTTTAAAAGTTTCAGAAAAAACAGTTGTTATAAATAATATTGCTAGAAGTAAACTTATTGTTGATTGGCAGCCGGTAGAAGGTGTTACTCAATATCAAGTTAATTATAGATTGCAAAATGGCAATTATGTTTCTCAAGTTGTATTTAGTAGTGACTTTGAACTTTTAGATACCGTAAAAGGTACTTACGAAATTCAAGTATTTTCTTACAATGCAGCTTTAGAATTATCTACTAATTTTACAAGTACAACTTTTGTCGCAGAAGGTAAGACAGCTTTACCAGAGAATGTATCAGGCTTAACGATTGAGCCAATTAATGAACAGTTTGTAAGACTTAGATTCACACAGGCTACAGCTATAGACGTTTTACATGGTGGTCGTGTTTATGTAAGACATACAAACCTAACTGGTGGTTCAGCTACTTTCCAATCAGCACAAGACATTATTGAAGCAGCAGCAGGAAACGTAACAGAAGTAATAGCACCTGCACTTGCTGGCACATATCTTGTCAAGTTTCAAGATGATGGAGGTAGATTTAGCGAGGTAGCTGCTAGTGCAGAAATTTCTCTTGTTGATATTCTCGATTCTATAACTGTTAAAGTCGACAGAGAGGATACTGATACTCCTACATTTAATAACACTACAAGCAGTTTATTTACTAATACACAATACAACAGTACCAGAGGGGGTTTAATTCTTACAAATCCATCAGCAGTTATATCTGGTACATATAGTCAAACAACAAACTCAACAACTATAACTTGCACTATAACTTCACATGGATTATCTCAAGGAGAGTTTTTAAATTTTAGGTTTACTACTGGAGATGCGGTTGATGGGAAATTCATTATAACAAGTGTTACAAATGCAAATGTTTTTGTTATAACAGCAGAAAAATCTTTAGCTTCTGAGCTTATACATACAGGTAATGTATCTGTTGATAGGGGATTAAGAGGTACATATGATTTTAAAGATACTTTAGATTTAGAAGGCACTTTCTCTCTTACATTAAAAAGACATTTTCAAGGAACTGGTTTTTATGTAGGTGATAGATTTGATAATAGAACAGATTTAATAGATACTTGGACAGATTTTGATGGTACAGTCGCTAATGATGCAAATGCAAAATTAGTTGTGCGTACAACAGTTGATGATCCTAGTGGTTCACCTACTTATAGTGAATTTAATGATGTTGCTAATGGAACATTCAAGGCAAGAGCTTTTCAATTTAGAACTATTTTAGAAACAAATGATGCTGCTCAAAACATGAACATACAACAAGTAGGATACACAGCAACTATGCCATCAAGAACAGAACAATCTGCTGTTATTGCATCAGGATCAGGAGCTAAAGCAGTAACATTTACAGCACCATTTTTTGTAGGAACATCTAGTATTACAGGTATTCCAAAACCTTCTGTTAATATCTCTCCACAGAATATGGGTACTAAGGAGTTTTATGAACTTACAAATATATCAGGTACTGGTTTTACTGTTCACTTTAAAAACGAGAGTGGTGGTAGTATAGATAGGAACTTTACCTATAGTGCTGTTGGTTTTGGCAAAGGAGGGTAACATGGAGGAAAATAGTATTTAATCGTGGCTGACGTAACTAACTACACTATTGAAAATGCTTCTGGAGCAAATGTTAGGTCTGATCTTAATAATGTTTTTGCTGCAATTCAATCTAATAATTCCAAATCTACTGATTTAGCTGCAAGTCAATGTGTAGCTGGCATGACTTTTTTAAATACTACATCAAACGTATTAAAAGTTAGGAATAGTTCAAATAATGCTTTTACTGAAATAGGGAGTATAAATAGCGATAATTTAGGTTTATTGCCCAGATCAGGTGGCACAATGACAGGAGTTTTAAAGATTGATGACTCTAATAGTGCCTCTACTCCTGCTTTAAGTTTTGACACAGATCCAGACACAGGTTTTTTTAGAAGAAGTGCCAACAATATTGGACTGTCAACAGGTGGCACGGAGCAGTTGTTTTTTAATTCAAATGGAATAACTCTTCAGTTACAAAATCAAATAAGATTTGCTGATGCTAATAGTAGTCATTATGTAGGTTTTAAAGCACCAACTACAGTTTCCTCTAATATTGTATGGAATTTACCAGCCACAGATGCACCAGTATCGGGGTACGCTTTAGTTTCTAATGGATCGGGAATATTAAGTTGGGGTGTGGCTGGAGGAGCAACTCAGGGAATATTTTGGGAAAATAATCAGACTGTTACAAGTAATTACACGATCACAAATGGTAAAAATGCTGGCAGCTTTGGCCCAATTACTATACAATCAGGTGTAACAGTTACCGTTGGATCTGGTGAAACTTGGACAGTTGTTTAAATTATGAGCCAAATTAAAGTTGACAGTATAGTTCCTAGAGGTGGTCTACCATCTGGAGCTAGTGGCGGTGTAATACAAACTAAGTCAAGTATAAAAACAGATACTTCATCTTATAGCGTTGGAAGTGGCGGCACTAGCTCTTCCATAGTTTCAGTTGATATAACCCCTCAATCTTCAAGTAGTAAAATTTTGATTTATGCTACTTTGTCTGGAAGTAAAAGTGATCAAGGTATGTTTTTAAAACTTTTTAGAGGTAGTACACAAATTGCGAGAGGAGATGCTTCTGGAAGTTGTCAAAGAGTAAGTACACATCTTTTAACAGATCAAAGTTTTATAATGAGTTCTACAACTTGTGTAGCTTTAGACTCACCTAGTACTACAAGTACAACAACTTATTCTATACGAGCAGGACATGGAAACCCCTCCACTCAAACTATTTATGTAAATAGAGATCAGGGTGGTAATAATGGAGCGCAAATTGGTAGAGGAGTTACAATAATTACAGTACAGGAGATTACAGGTTAATGGAGTTAGATCACAACGCAATTTGGAAAGCCTATGAGGGTGTTGTTACAGAGATCCATGATGCTACTGGTGCTTTTGATAAAGATGGAAATAAAATAGAGTTAGATCAATCAAAAATTGACGCAGCAAGAGTCGAACTAGATAAATTACAATATAGATATGACAGAGTGGCTGGTACTACAAAATACGCTTCATTTGGAGATCAACTTGGGATGTTGTATGACGATATGGTTGCTGGTAAACTTGATACAACTGGAACGTGGGCGACCCATGTTAAAGCAGTTAAAGACGCAAATCCAAAACCATGAGTACATTACAAGTCGCTACAATTAAAAGTGCATCTTCCGCAGCACCAACATTTCAAAATAGTTCTGGAACTGTAAAAGGACAATTAATGAACGCTTGGTGTTTTATGAACGGATCAGGCACTATTGCAATAATTGATTCTTTTAATGTTAGTAGTGTAACTGACGAGACAACAGGCACTTACAAAGTTAATTTTACTAATTCTTTCTCAAACGCTAATTTCTGTGGTTCTGGTATGCACAACAGCACAAGTAATGGTATTTGCTGTGTAGGTGAAGATCCATCTAGAGGATTTGCTGCTGGATTTGCAACCATGCGTTGTACCTTAGATAATGCTTTAACTGACCCAACTAAATGTAGATTTATGTTTGTAGGAGATTCATAATGTCAACACTTAAAGTCGGTACAATTCAAAATACAAGTGGTGGAGCTAGTTCAACTCCCGAACAAATAGAACAAGGAAGAACTAAGGCATGGCTTACACTTAATGGTATAGGCACAATATCTATTGATGACAGCTTTGGTATTTCAAGTGTTTCTGATGAGGGAACTGGTAAGTATTTTGTAAATTTTTCAACTGCTTTTGCAAATGCCAATTATTGTCATGCAGGTTTTTGTCGAGAAGATTTTAGTAATGACGCCAGAGGTCAGACTGTTGTGGTAGGAGCAAGAACAGCCCCTACAACTGGACAAACTAGAATTTTTAGTATTGATACAAATGGCTCTGCAAACCCAAGAGACTGTGGGCAAATTTGTATTATGTTTGCTGGTGATGTATAAAAAATAATATATACTAAAAGAAAACTTTATGGCTAACTCTGACAAAAGATTCATTTATCAAAATGACGAAGGTGGTATATCTATTGTCGTACCAGCAGATAATTGTGATTTAACTTTAGAGCAAATAAAAGCTAAAGATTGTCCTGCTGGCAAAACAGTTTATACTGTTGATAAATCTGCAATTCCTACAGACAGGAGTTTCAGAGATGCTTGGACTTATACGGAGTAAAACATGGGATTTGGCATTGACATGGCGAAAGCCAGAGAAATTCACAAAAATAATATAAGAAATGCAAGAACTCCAAAACTTGCAGAATTAGATATTGAATTTCAAAAAGCATTAGAAACTGGTGCTTCAACCACAGATATTGTTGCTAAGAAACAAGCACTAAGAGATGCACCTGCTGACTCTGGAATCGCTGCTGCTAGTGATGCTAATGCTCTTAAAGCACAATGGAAAACTGATATACTAGGCTCATCTCCATATAGCTAATGGCAATCACACCGGGTACATATAATATGACTGTTCAAAGAAGAGCAGATCATAGTATTCAACTTGTGTTTAAGGATAGTACTAATAGTGCAATAAATTTAAGCGGTTATTCTGTAGCTGCTCAAGTATGGGATAAGGATAGAAAAGTGAAATTTGCAGATTGGACTGTGACATACACAAACAGGTCAACTGGAACAGTAGATATAGCATTAACAGATGTGCAAACTGCTAGTTTTATTCCTGATTCAGTTTTATATTATGATGTATTGCTTACAGATGCTTCTGGTTTAAAAGAGTATTATTTAGAAGGTAATATAAATGTAAGCGAAGGTTACACAGCATGACTTCTGTTAATGTTACTGAATTAAAAAATACTGTTACAGTTAATGAGGGTGATGCAACAGTTGTCACCGTTACTACAGCAGGGCCACAAGGAGCCTCGACTGCTATAGATTTAACTGACGTAGTTGACAATTCTATAGTGTACTACCAAGCATCAAGTGGTACATTAAGAGCAGATCAAACTACTACCAAACTAAAACTCGTTAATGGAGGAAACTTTTAGGCCATGTCTAACACTATAAGAATTAAAAAAAGAGCAGCTAGTGGCTCTGCTGGTGCGCCATCGAGCTTATCTCCTTCTGAATTAGCCTTTAACGAAAATGATCTAAAACTATATTATGGTTTTGGCGATGATGGTAATACTCCACCTGCTGCTAGTTCAATTATTACTATTGGTGGTGCTGGTGCGTTTTTCAATAAGACAGATACAAGAAGTGCAAATGCAATATTAGCTGGCCCTACCTCCGGATCGGCTGCTGCACCTACGTTTAGGTCGCTTGTAATCGCTGATCTTCCAAGCCATCCACATACGCTTATCAGCGACTTCGATACAGGTGTTAGAACTAATAGATTGAATGAAATGACTGCTCCAAATGGTGCGGTTAGTTTTTCAAACCAAAAGATTACAAACTTAGCAGATCCTACTGCTGATGCAGATGCAGCCAACAAAGGATATGTAGATGGAGTTGCACAAGGACTTGATATTAAAGATTCTTGTACTGCTGCTACTACAGCAAACATAACAATATCTACTGCTCTTAATAATGGAGACACGCTAGATGGTGTTACTTTATCAACCAACGATAGAGTATTGGTCAAAAACCAAAACACAGCTTCAGAAAATGGTATCTACATAGTCGGATCATCACCAGCAAGAGCAGATGATTTAGCTACTGGTGCTGACGCTGCTGGCTTCTTTACTTTTGTTGAACAAGGTACAGTAAACGGAGAGAATGGTTTTGTTTGTACCTCTGATAAGGGATCTGCTGTTGTTGGTACAAATAACCTTACTATTGCTCAGTTCTCTGGCGCAGGTCAGGTCATAGCTGGAAATGGTATTGATAAATCTGGAAACACACTTTCTGTTGATCTCAAATCAAATGGCGGTTTAGTAATTGAATCCACAGAGATTGCTGTTGATCTTGGTGCTAGTTCTATAACAGGAACTTTAGCGGTATCTGATGGAGGCACAGGAAGTGCAACTAGCTCTGGTGCGAGGACAAATCTGGGTCTAGTGATTGGCACAGACGTTCAAGCTAACTCCGCCAAGTTAACAGAATTGGCGACCATGAACCAAAATACTGCTAGTTCTTTAGCAGATTTAACAAATACAGAGGTTCAGATATTAGACGGAGCTACAGTAACTACAGCACAGCTAAACAGATTAGATGCAACATCTAGCGTTCAAACTCAGTTTAATAATAAGCAACCACTTGATTCTGAGTTAACAGAACTCGCAACCATGTCTAGCGGCACAGCTTCAGCACTTGCTGATCTTACTGGAACTGAAGTTGCTATTTTAGACGGAGCAACAGTTACAACTGCTGAATTAAATATTTTAGATGGTGTAACGTCTACTGCTTCTGAGTTGAATATTCTTGATGGTGTAACTTCTACTGCGTCAGAGATAAATGTTTTAGATGGCATTACATCAACGACTGCTGAATTAAATATTGTTGATGGTAATACATCTGCTACTGCAACAACTCTTGTCACAGCAGATCGCTTTGTATGTAACGATAATGGCACAATGAAGCAGGTTTCACTAGCTAATTTAGTTACATTTTTAGAAGATGGTTCTACTTCTGGATTCGACATTGACGGAGGTACTTACTAGAATCAAACCATAAGGAGGTAAGTAAATGGCAAACACAATTAAGCTTAAAAGGGGTAGTGGTAGCGATCCTAGTGCTAGTGATTTAGAAGTCGGTGAATTAGCCATACGGACTGATTCTGGTAAAATTTTCACAAAAAAGGATAATGGATCTGTAGCAGAAATATCAGGCGGTGGTGGAATTGATGACGGAGACAAAGGAGATATTACTGTTGCCAATGGTGGCGATACTTTTACTATTGATAATGGAGTTGTAACGTCTGCCAAAATAGCAGATGGAACTATTGTAAATGCTGATATAAACGCAAGTGCAGCGATAGCTGGATCAAAGATTTCTCCTACTTTTACGTCTAATTTTACTGCAACTGGCACAGAACATAAATTTACATCTGGAACTTCTGGCGATTGCAAACTAATTATTGAAGCGGATAGTGATAACAATAATGAAGCGGATAATCCTTTAATTGCTTTGAGGCAAGATGGAGGAATAGATGTAAGTGCTATTGGGCATAATTTCTCAGGTAGTAGTTCTAGCGGTAATGAATTATTTATTTCAAATAGCGTAAGCAATGGAGGAATAGTTTTTTATACTGGTGCTACTAATGGATACACCAATGGAACTGAAAGACTAAGAATAGCTCCGGGTGGTCAGATTACAGGAACAGGTAATTTAACACTTACATCAACTGCTGCTGACAGTTCTGCTGCTCCAATATTTGAACTTTACAGAAATAGTGCATCACCAGCAGATGCAGATTATCTTGGTCAGCTTAAATTTACAGGCGAAAGTGATGATGGCAGCAAAGAAGTTTATGCAAAAGTTACTGGAAAGATTGATGATGCTAGTTCTGGGACTGAAGATGGATTAATCGAATTTGCATTAAGAAAAGCTGGTTCTAATAATATTGGAGCAAGACTTACAAGTGAAGCATTAAAACTAATAAACGGAACAAATTTAGAATTTCCTAATGGTGGAGTAATTAAGCTAGGAGATTCAGATGATTTGCAACTGTTCCATGACGGCAGCACATCGAGAATACAAGATTCCTATGGTCATTTGCTTATTGGTTCAAATATTATTGAACTTAAAAATGCGGCATTAAGCGAGACTTATATAAGTTGTGTTGCTAATGGTGCGGTATCAATTAGGCATGATAATGTTGTTCGTTTGGCCACGACCTCGGCTGGTATTGACGTAACAGGCAGCATTACAGGAACAGGCGATCTGACCATTGATACCAATACTTTACACGTTGACTCTGCTAACAATCGGGTTGGTATAGGCACAACAAGTCCAAGTATTGCTTTAGAAATAACGAAGAATGGACAATCAGGAATAAAAATAACAGATCAGGCTGTAACTAATGCAAGTTTTGAAATAAGACCGCAAACTGGTAATTCTACAAAATTATTTAGGATTATAGATTCTACTGCTAGTGCTGACAGACTTACAATAAACGCTTCTGGAACAGTTAATGTTGCGGGGTCTATAACTCTAGGAGGAACAGTTGATGGGGTTGACATTGCAGCCAGAGACACGCTATTTGGTGGCTTAACTTCTAGCTCTGGTGTATTGACCAACGGAGTAACAGCAACGACCCAATCTGCTGGAAATAGCACAACAAGAGTTGCAACAACAGCATTTGTATCAACAGCAATAGCAAATCTGATTGACTCAAGCCCTTCAACTTTAAATACACTCAATGAATTAGCCGCTGCTTTGGGTGACGACCCGAATTTTGCGACAACAGTTACAAACTCAATAGCAACTAAACTTCCCCTTGCTGGCGGTACGTTAACTGGAGATTTAACTGTTGAACACTCTGGACACCCAACAATATTAATACACGATACATCTGGGGATAATCAAGTCAAAGTACAATTCCAAACTGATAGTTATAGTTGGTCGGCTGGTTTACATGGTGGTGAAAATAAATGGAAAGTCTCAAAAAGTTCTACTTTTGGTACAAATGATTATCTGGAAATTGATGGGAGTGGAAATTTAGGTATTTCTAATAATATTAGTGTTGGTGGTTTGGTTGACGGCAGAGATGTAGCTAGTGATGGCTCAAAATTAGACACCATTGAGAGCAACGCCACCGCAGATCAGACAGCCTCAGAAATCCTCACATTACTTAAAACTGTAGATGGAGCAGGGTCAGGGCTAGATGCTGATACTTTAGATGGTGTATCTTCAGCAAGTTTTATAAGAGGTGATAGCACAGATAATGGTGCGACCACGATTAAAGTTAATGATGCTGACTTTATAGTACAAGACAGCACAGATTCAGTTACAAACTTTATATGGAGAGATCACTCAGGAAATAAGTTATATATAGGAACTGCTGCAAATGCTGTTGTTACTCCAAGAAGTAACGTAGTTCCTAATACTGACAGTACTTACAATTTAGGTGCTAACGGAACACGTTGGGCAAACATTTATGGCGATCAACTATATGGTGCTGGTTCAAATATAACAGCACTCAACGCATCAAATCTTAACTCTGGAACAGTAGCAGCAGCAAGATTACCCCAACAAGAAAGTGGAACATCTATTGTTGGTAACTTTGGTCAATGGCAAGCTCATAGTACTTACAATAATTTCAATACAGAGCCAGCTTATTGGGGTTGGAATTATATTAACGGCAATAATAACGCACCTAATACTACATCAGATCAATGGTATAGATGTCGTTTATCTTTAGGTTCTGAATACGGAAAAGGGTCTGGTGGTTCAGATTATTCTCTTGAAATGGCTTTACCAAGATATAATCATTCTTCGGCAGGGGTATTGCATATTAGAACTATCGAAGCAGGTAGTGAGGGGAGTTGGACAACAGTTGGAAATAATGCCTCATTAATAACAACTGGAACACTACCAGCAGCAAGACTTCCAAATCATTCAGCAAGTCTTTTAACTTCTGGCACTATACCAGCAGCAAGAGTTCCAACACTTAACCAAAACACTACAGGGTCAGCAGCAACTTTAACAACAGCTAGAACTATTGCAGGGGTGAGCTTTGATGGGTCAGCAAACATATCTCTTAACAACAACGCAATAACAAACGGTGCTGGCTATATAACTGCTTCCAACGCAGCAATTACCAATAAGCTGCCTCTTGCTGGTGGCACTATGTCAGGCGATTTAAACTTAGCTAATAATGTACTTTATTTTGCTGATGCTAATACATCAAATAGAGATCATATTTGGAGCAATGATACTGATAATTCATATAATTTCTGCCACGACACTACAAGAAAAGGTACAGCAAATTCAATATTAAAAGCTGCAAGTTTTCAAGGAAGTGGTGCTAGTTTAACTAGCTTAAACGCAAGCAATATTTCATCTGGAACGATTGCAGCAGCAAGGGTTCCTACTCTCAACCAAAACACAACTGGTTCATCTGGTTCTTGTACTGGAAACTCTGCTACAGCTACAAAACTCGCTACAGCACGAACCATAGCTGGTGTTTCTTTTGATGGATCTGCAAATATTTCTTTAAACAATAATGCAATAACTAATGGTGCTGGATACATAACTTCCTCTAACTCAGCAATTACTAACAAACTGCCTTTAGCTGGCGGTACAATGACAGGCGAGCTACAAATAAATGCACGTTTAGATGTAGGAAATGGGTCAGGTAACGACCACGAAATTCGTATATATAAAGCAGATAATAATGTTTCAGACCATATTCAGTTTTATAACGGAACTACAAGAATTGGAGAGATTGGTTGTGAAGATACAACATGGCTAAGAATTAACCAAGAAACAGCGAAAAATATTTATACACCAAGATATATAAGGGCTGATGCTGGTTTCTTTGTTGATGGCACATCCAAAGGTATTAACGGATCAGGAAACTTTATTGGAGGAACTATTGCTGG